AGTAATCCACATCTCCTTCCCAAATTAAAAGCACTCAGAGATGGGTGTTTTTTTTTGCCTATCTTTGTGGGATATTAACACATAAATTATTTTTATTATGGAAAAATTTTTAAGCATCCCTGTAACTTCAGAAGGAAACCAACTGGTTCCTGTTACCGATGTAAAACTTATTGAGTGGGAGTCCACTACTTCAACTTCTTTAACTTATGGAAGCGGAAAGGTAGTTACTATTACTCACGCTTCTGTAGGAGCAGCCACTGGCACAAACTCTGGAAATCAGTTTAGACAGTTTATACAGTCAAGCGCTGTAGCCGCTTTGCAAACTTCTTGGACTAACCCTTCTTTTTCAGCAATCCCAGTATACGCAGTAAGCGATATTACTATTGCTTAACTATTAACACATAAAATATTTTTATTATGGAAAAATTTCTCAGTATCCCCGTATTAGACGGGAACGCTACAAACAGTCAAGACCAATTGGTTTCGATTACAGGTATCCTAAGTATAGGACAGCCTACAAATACAACGGCTACTATCAGGTATGTTGGCGGTAAGGTTACTACCTTAACATGGCCAACAGTTTATGCTTCTCCAATTCTTCAGGAGGCGGTGCAGACAGCTGCGATGGAAGCTTTAAAATCGGGATGGACTGCGGTAACAGAATACTACGCTCCAAAAGGAATGGTCGCAGGACCAGCCGTAAATACGGCCACTGAAGCTGGGTCATTCTTAAATGTTAACCCGCTTTCAGCAATAGCAATAGCTTAATATGCTTTCAAACATGGAAAAATTTATAAACTTTAAAGAGCTTACTGTCGTTAAGACAGGAACCACGACAGCGAATGGCGATGCTGGTTTAACACTAACGGATACTACAGCAGGTACTTTTTTTACACGACTTGTGTTGCCTCATGCTATTGTATGGGATAGAGCTACAGCGAGGAAGTACCTTGTAACAGCCGTTACTTCGGATACTCAATTAGCCCTTGAATCTATAGGCGTTGATACTGGAACAGGTATTCCAGATGCAACTCCCTATTTTATCTATATGCCAGAGTATACTGTTAGACAAGCAGGTACTGCAGACGGAACTGGGGCGTTTCAACTAATTGATTCTACAGTAGATTTCATTGCTGCTGGAGTAAAAATTGGGGACTACGCTTTAGATATAACAGCAGCTGTGACGGCTAAAGTTACTGCAGTAACAAAAACTACATTAACTGTAGATACTGATACTTTTGCAGGCGGCGATACTTACTTAGTATATGCTTCAGGCGCTGACGATCACGATGTTATAATGAGATCGGCGGATGTTGCAGATATTTCAAATGCATCAGCTGACACCTCTATAGTTAACACTACATATGAGCCAACAGGAACAGCGGTAATGAAAGTTGATTACGCATATTCTTCTACGGTTGGAGCTAATTCAGATATGAGAGCAGCAATGCAAGACGCTGTAACAGCTTCTTTACAAACTGCATGGCCAGCTGTAACGTATGATTTCCCAGGATTACAAAACCCTTATGTTGCTGTAACAAACGCAACGTGGTTAGGTGGGAAAGAGTATTTCTTCTTAAGAATACAATAAGTGTAATATAGCACTACATATATTAGAAAGGGGTTCCAAAAAATGGGACCCTTTTTTTTTGCTTATCTTTGTAAAAACACTTTGGTATGCCTATAAATGATGTAAGAAATACGGTGTTAGCTATAGCTAATAAAAACAACTACGGATATATCTCTCCTCAAGATTTCAACCTATACGCTCAACAGGCGCAGATGGATATGTTTGAAGATTACTTTTATCAGTACAATAATTGGATAAACAGAGAGAACAACCGGACTTCAGGTAGTGGGTATGCAGATATTATAAAAGGATTAGAGGAGGTTATAGATAGTTTTTCCGTAGAGGGTTTCCTTTCTTTAAGCACTGGTGTGCCAGCAGGAAGCAACAACTACGTGCTGCCCTCAAACTATTACTTAATAAGTAAACTTTTCCGATACCCCACCTTACGTGTAGCAGGAACTACGCCAGGCGTGGTGGCGAACAGCTTAGTAGATGTGTCTGTAGATTTTCTTGCAGCAGGAGTTCAGCCTGGAGATTTAGTAGTAAACACTTCTGCTACAGGAGCCGCTCCATACCCTGTCACAGGATTCGTGGGATTACAGGGGTGGGCGCAGTCTATAACTAACTCTGCCCCAGGCAACGCTAATGACACCATAGTTTTATCGACGGATTTATTTTCTAATCCAGCAGTGTTACCTTCGGAGTCGTATGCTATATATGACGCAAAGAATATAGTAGAGGTAGAGAGGGTAAGTCAAAGAAAAATATTTAACCTTACAAGCTCGACACTAACTGCCCCTACAAAGCAGTATCCGTGTTACGTCTTGGACGGCAATATGATTACAGTGTATCCTACTATATGGGATGGGTATAATATCCCATATACCGTAGGAGATATCATGGGGCTGTGCGATGTTAAGGCACAGTATATAAGATACCCCAATCCCCCAAGGTGGACCTGGATAGAGCTTATCGCTGGCGAGCCTATATTCGATGCTTCTCCTGCCGACTATCAGGACTTTGAATTACCTCTCTCTGACGAACCGTCTTTGGTGGCTAAGATATGTCAGTATGTGGGTATTTCGATTCGCGAGAAGGAAGTGGTTGATTTCGGAATAGCGGAGGAAACTAAAGACACACAAGAAACAAGCTAATTAGGATGACATATATAACAGATTATCAGTATTACGAAAACAACCAGCTCTCTCCGACAGATGCTAACTGGGGGTCGTATCAATATGTCTCCCTGGATGAGATAGTCAACAACTTTATGTTGATGTATCAGGGTAATAGTGAGCTTATAAATAACATTAACAGGTACCAAGTTGTATTCTTTGCGAAGAGGGCGATACAGGAGTTAAACTATGATGCTATGAAGGAGATAAAAATCCTTCAGTTAACAGTCAACGATCAGTTGAAGTTCATCTTACCCCCTGACTATGTCAACTGGGTAAGGATTTCTATATATCGTAACGGGGTGCTTCTTCCTTTAACGGAGAATATCCAAACGAATTGGAGTGGGGCATACTTACAAGATCACCAAGCTCGAGTTCTATTTGACATCTACGGAGATGTCCTTAAGCCTAATGATTCAAAATTAGATATAGACCGCATCACGGGGCAGAGCAGAAGTATATACCTGAATGAAAACAGTCCTTACAACAACACCCTTGGATGGAATGTAGACGGCGCTTGGTATTTTGACTACGCTATCGGCGCTCGCTTTGGATTAAATACAGAGACAGCTAACGCTAACCCAACCTTTAGTATAAATAAGAAGGCTGGTGTAATAAACTTTAGCTCAGGTGTAGGCGGGGAGTCAGTAGTTTTAGAGTATATTTCAGACGGGATGGAGAAGGGGGATGACTCGAGTGTTAGTATAAATAAACTTTTTGAAGAATATATATATGCGGCTATCAAGTATTCTTTTCTCAACAACAGACTGGCCGCTCAGGAGTATGTAATAAACAGAGCCCGAAAAGATAAATCCTCTTTACTGAGGAACGCGAAGATAAGATTAAGCAATATGCACCCTGGAAGACTCCTTATGAATATGAGAGGAAAAGATAAATGGATAAAGTAGTATGAAAAGTAGTATGATATTACAAACTAATTTTATAGCAGGGAAGATGAACAAAAGCGTGGATGAGCGCTTAATTCCTGTGGGCGAATATGTGGACGCTTTAAACATTCGCTTAGGATCCACAGAGGGGACAGAGATTGGAGCTGTGGAAAACTCTAAGGGGAATACTGTGCTTACTCCTAACATTACTTATCTTAATAACCCCCTCTCAGCTCTGGCCAAGTGCATCGGTGCTTTTGAGGACGGCATGGCGGAAACTATCTATTGGTTTGTTTACGATCCAGGCGATGCCGATACAGGGCAGCCGGAAGTAGACATGATACTATCATATAACACTAACACCAACACGTTATTGTATCATGTTGTTAGCACCAGTGTTTTAAACTTCAACCCTACATACCTTATCAACGCGGTAAATAAAATTGAGAATCTTTTATTCTTTACCGACGACCTTAACCCTCCGAGATATATTAACGTAACCAGAAACTACCCTGTACCAACAGGCATAAGTGACGGTATTGAAGAGGAAGATATCAGCGTTATCGTTAAGCCTCCTGGGTTTGAAGACGTCAACCCTACTACGGGCACTCAACCTCTTAGAGCTCCACACATAGAACTTGTCAACACAGGTCAGGGAGACTACATGGAGATGCGGTTCTTACGCTTTGCGTACCGCTATAGATATTTAGACGAAGGGTACAGCGCTACCTCTTTGTTTACTAACCCAGCCTTTGAGCCTAAAGACTTTGCCTTTAGCCAAGAGACGTTTAAAAACGTCGGCATGATAAATAGGTTTAATGCTGCTAACGTTTGGTTCTCTACAGGATCTGAAAGGGTAAAAGAGATACAACTCTTATATAAAGATACCATCAGTAACAATATTTTTATTATTAAGAATTATAATAAAGCTGAGCTGGGTTTACCTAATGACTCTTTTCAGCAGGAAGAGTTTAGCAACAGTAAAATTCTTACACTATTAGGATCCGATGAGCTTCTTAGGTTGTACGATAATGTCCCGCGCAGAGCTAAAGCTCAAACGATTCAGGGCAATAGACTGATGTACGGAAACTATGTAGATCAGTACGATGTTGTTAACAGAGAAGGTGGGGATTCTATACAGATGCAGTACCAGCTATCTCCCAGCACGGAGAGCATAGACGTAACCCCATTGCCTTCTACCACAGGCTCTAATGGGACCTACAGTATAGACCCAGCAGCTCCATCGACAGTAGTTGCAGACGCTACAGCAGGGTTTGATCTTTCTTCCATTACTACGCCGATTCTACCAGGAACGTATTTCCGTTTCTTCTTGGCTATGCAAAACGTTCAGAGTACGCGAAGCGGAGCCGATGCTCAACCAGCCTCTGTGGTGGTTCCTGA